TGAGATGAAAAAGCTTCATAGTCAAGTACGTGAAGTTGAGTATAAAAGAGCACTAGACACTCTTAAAGCCCAAAAGAAACAGGCTTTGATTGATGGAGATGCTGATGCCGTTATGGCGGCAGATGATAGAATTGAATTGGTTAAAGAACAAGCTAATCAATTGAAAAATGAGCCAGACCAAATACCAGACGCTCCAACAGAGCATCCAGAGTTTGTAGCTTGGAAAGAGCAAAACAATTGGTACAACACATCTGCCCCTATGAAGGCGTTTGCAGATGCTTTGGGTGCTGATTTGGCTCGTGCTGGTAACAGTCCTTCTCAGGTACTTCGTAAAGTAGCCGAGGAAGTAAGGAAAGAGTTTCCAAATAAATTCCGGAATCCTAATCAAGATAAACCGGGTGCTGTAGAAAGTGGTAGTGTAAAAGGAGGTTCAACCTCTAAATTTGTACTGTCAGACGACGAGCGTCGTGTTATGAATACTTTTATTCGACAAGGTGTTTTCAAAACTGAAAAAGAATATGTCGATGAATTGAAGAAAGTCCGAGGTTAAGTATGACCCAAAAAGAAGCGATTTCTAAAGCCCCAGAGGGCAGAGTTAAGCGAGTTCCTGTAGGAACTCGTAATATTCTCACGGTAAAAGGGCAAGACCCCAATTATGTTTACCGAGTAGTGAACGATATAGATGATCGGATCACGCAGTTTCGTGAAGCTGGCTATGAAATAGTCGAAGACGATGCTGTTGATGTAGGTGACAAACGTGCCTCCCAAGGTACGTCCATTGGTTCCAAAAAGGTTTTGTCTGTTGGTCAGGGTACTAAAGCTTTCGTAATGCGAATTAAGAAAGAATTTTACGAAGAAGATCAAGAAGCAAAACAAAGACGAGTTAATGCACAAGAAGCCTCCATCAAAACTAAAGCTCTTGATGGTAATTACGGTAAACTCGATATAACACGCGACTAACCTATTCTATTGCCATTAGGATTATACAAATTTGACAATTTGGAGAATTACTAATGTCAACTGTTTCTCGTATTAACGGGTTTCGACCTGTTAAAACAATTACCGGCGCGCCATATAACGGCCAAGGTAATGTATATTTTGTCCCCGCCTCTGATGCTTCTGTCATCATGGTGGGTGACGCTGTAAAGCTTCTGGGTGACGCTCGCGCTGCCACTGGAGTTCCTACAGTTACCCGCGTATCTGCCGCTACTGATATTCCAGTCGGTATCGTGGTTGGTATTCTTTTTACTGGTGTAGGTGATGCAATTAACGTGCCTCCTGTCAATGACTTGAATACTCCAGTGTATCGTCGTGCTTCTACAGATCGTTATCTGTTGGTTGCTGATGATCCAAATCTGGTTTATGAAACTCAATTGGCTGGTGCAGGTCCTGCCGCCGCAACCGTTACGGCTGCTGTTGGTTTGAATGGTCAGTTTATTGTTGCCGCTGGTAACACCGCTTCTGGTGCTTCTGGTATGCAACTTGATTCCGCTGGTCAGGCTACTACGGCTACTCTTCCTTTGAAGATCGTTGGTATTCCCAACCGTCCAGATAATATTCCCGGTGATGCTTTTATCAGTTACTATGTTAAGTTGAATGCAACTAGCTTTGCTACTGGTACTGGTTCTACTGGTACTTAATATATAAAGGAGACATAAATGTCCGTAATGAATAGTGGCTCATTTGCCAAGGCCCTATGGCCCGGTGTTAATGCATGGTATGGCCGAGCCTATGAACAATACCCAGAAGAGTACACAAAGCTTTTCGACAAGCAAACATCTAGCAAGGCGTTTGAAGAAGACGTAGGGATTTCCTCGTTTGGTCTCGCAGTTCAGAAATCTGAAGGTGCTCCTATCTCTTATGATAGTGAACGTCAAGGTTTCATTACTCGTTATCAACACGCAGTATATGCCCTCGGCTTTATCATCACTCGTGAGATGATGGAAGATGACCAATATGATGTCATTGGTAAACGTAAAGCTGAAGGCTTGGCCTTCTCTATGCGTCAAACCAAGGAAGTCATTGGTGCTAACGTGTACAACCGCGCATTTAATGCTGGTTTTCTCGGTGGCGATGGTGTGTCTTTGCTGAATACAGCACACCCCAACATCAAGGGTGGTACATGGTCTAATCAAATTGCAACTGCTTCTGACTTGTCGGAAGCTGCTCTTGAGCAAGCTTGCATTGATATTGCCGGTTTCACTAACGACGCTGGTTTGCTGATTGCCGTCCGTCCTGAGACGCTTATTATTCCTCGTCAATTGATTTTCGAGGCAAAGCGTATTCTGGGTACAGATGGTCGTGTTGGTACAGATAACAACGATCTAAATGCTATCAAGTCTCTTGGTTCCATTCCTGCAATTGTTACCAATCACTTCTTGACTGACACTGATGCTTGGTTCATTCGTACTAACGTACAGAATGGTATGAAGTATATGGAGCGTCGGGCTGATGCCTTCGACATGGATAATGACTGGGATACTGAGAACGCTAAGTTCAAGGCTACCGCTCGTTACTCGTTTGGATGGACTGATCCTCGCGCTTTGTACGGTTCTCCCGGCGCTTAATTAACCATTGGGTTCTTAAGCCTCTTAATAATGCTCACCCTAAGAACCCCCTTTATAAGGAAATAAAATGGCAGTTAATTTTGTCCCCGGTCAGGTAGCAGTATCTGATCCCGCCGCTGGTACTGGCCCAAGTGCTACCAGTAATATTAAAGATATTGTTACAAAGGTAGTTAAACTTACCTCTGCTAACTTTTCTACTGGTGGTGTTAACACTCAAGTAGCCGTTTTGCCTGTTGATGCAACTATCCTTAGTATGCGTCTTTGGGTTAAAACTCAGCTTGCTGGTGGTGGTATTACTGCTGCTACATTCAGTGTTGGCTCAGCCTCTGCTGGTACTCAATTTGTGAATGCTTTGACAGCATTTGCAACAGCCGGTACTTATGCAGTTCTTACACCCATTAGTGGTATCATGCAGAATTACAATATTCCATATGGTACAGATATTCAAGTTTGGGTGAATGGTACATCAACTACAGGTACACCAACCTCTGGTGAAATGTATTTGATGGTTGAATACGTTCGGTAATATAACCCAATAGGGTAATTGAAAAGGGGCATCTTATTTTGGATAGCCCCTTTTTTTCTAAGGAAATGATATGAATAATGCGATGTGCCTATCGAGCGATTTACTCGCTGCCGGGACTACTGTCGTTATGCCACGTAAATCTATGTTGAGTGGTCTTTTGATTATCTCGGATGGTACCAACGTAGCAACAGTAACTGTATACGATAATGCGTCTACAGGCGCTGGTAAGGTTTTGGCTAAAGGTGTTGCAACAGTTACTACTGGTGTAAATAGCTTAGCTTTTGTAACTCCCATTCGTGCAGATTTGGGTATTACGGTTGTTGTGGCTGGCACTGGTGCTCCACAAGCAGTTGTTTATTTCGACGCATAATTATGAGAAACTGGCTAGACCTAGGCAACTGGAATGCAGTTTGCGACAGTTGTGGTCGCAAGTTTAAAGCCAGTTCTTTACAAAAGAGATGGGACGGTTTGATGGTCTGTAAAGAAGACTTCGAACAACGCCATCCACAAGATTTTGTTAGAGTACCACAAGAGAGGATTGTGCCCCCATGGGCACGACCTGAATCAGATGTGGAT